TCTTCGAGTTCACGCAATCGCTCCTGCTTCCCGGTCATAGCGGTCGTGTCTCCCAATACCGGCCCGTCGTCTTGTCGTGCCGGAAATACGCGGTCCCGAGACCGCCGATCTCCTGATGCCGCACCTTCTGCACATGGACCTCCACCGGACGCGCCTCGTCGCCCTTGTCGCGCCAGATCACGATACCGTTGTCGGCCTTGTTGAAAAACGCCGCGCTCCCCGACACGTCGTACAACGTCGGCACCGGATACTTGCCCTCTTTGTCCCGGTACATCTTGGTCGGATGTGCGATCAACCCGATCCAGACGAGATGCTGCCACCCCACCCGCTTGATCTTCCGCAGCTCCTGATTGCAGTATTCGGTTTCGGTCATGCCTGCCGGTCGGGTATGGTCCAACTCGTTCCACGGATCAAGCAAGAGCCCGGCAACCCCATACCGCCGATGTGTCCACAGGAATTTGTCGATCACCGCATCCACGCTCGGCTCCTCCGGCAAGACCATGAAGAACCGGTCATCAAGGAACTCTTTCGCCTGCCGCAGCGTCTCACGGTCCAACCGCTCGGTCGGCCCCTTCCCAAACGGCTTCCCGGACCACAGGCTCATCAGCGTCGCCCAATGCCGTTCCAGCGGCTGCATTTCCGGCGAACAGATCGCAAACGTCCACTCCCACGATGCCTTCGCCAGATTCATCACCATCGCATCGGCGAACATGCTTTTTCCAGACCCAGGTGTCCCCGTAATCACGGTCAACTGTCCCCGCCGTACGGTGTAGTACCGGTCCAGTCCCGGCCATCCGGTCGAACTGCCTGCCGGTAGTCCGTCTTCGTACAGCCGCTCAATCGCGCTCCACGAGTCATTGACCGTGAACACGCCTTCGACCGGAAAGTCCACCGCCCCCGCCAGCGTGTCCCGTATCGCCCCCTCGCTCTGGAGCAACGCATCATTCGCATCCTTGCATCCGTCAGGCCATGTCGCCACCGCGCAGCGGCTCGTCCCGATCCGGCGCACCAGCTCATCCCGCAGCATCGACCCAGCGTCGTCATTGTCCACCGCCAGGATCACCCGATGCGCGTCTTTCACCGCTTGACAAGCCAGCCCATACGCATCCGGCCCCGGCGTGGCCGACGGCATCGCCAGCACCGCCGTACGTCCCGTCGCCTGCTCAACCGACAGCTTGTCCATGACACCCTCGGTAATCACCACCTCCGGCTCCCCGGCGCAATCGTCCAACCCGAACGGGATCACCGGCTTGCCCGTCTCGAACCGGAACCCCTTGGCACTCAGCGTCCGCGTCTGCCGGTTCACCACCTCGCCCTCGTTCACGTAGTCAAACGTGATCCCGTTCGCCATGCCATGAACTCGGTTTCGTCGTGCGACCGTGGTGGAAATCCCCCGGCCATTCAGCCATGCAATCGCCGCATCACTCAGCGTCGGGCACACCTCGAACCGCTCCCCCTCTCCTGCCTTGCGCAACGGCTGAGGCTTCATCCGTGGCAATGGTTCCAGCAGCCCCACCGCCTTGTGCCCGTACTCGGCCAGGATGCGCTCGGCTGCCGTGCGCGGGTTCGTCTCGCCCGTTGCCGCCATCTCCAGGTCGATCACATCGCCCCCCTTGCCACACCCGAAGCACTTGAAGTCCTGCTCGGCCAGCCGGACGTGCATACTCGCCGTCGTCTCCTTGTGGAACGGACACAGGAACCACCACTCGTTACGGGTCTTTCGCTGGGATACCAACCCCATCTTCCCGGTCGCGTAGTCGTCGATGCGCACCGTCGCCTTGACCGTCGCAATCGGATCGGTCGCTGGCTCCATCTTCGGTATCGCCACCATCTCTCGGCCTCCAGATTCATCGCCCGGTCGTACCAGATCAGTTGCTCCGCAAGACTCTTCAAGCTCCGGCCGTATCCAATCGGTCCGTCATCGTCTACGGTCGCCCGGAACTCCTGCCCCATGCGCCAGATCGTGCCCACCTTGCCCCGATCCACATGCGCGACCTCCCAATTCTTCCCCTCTGCATCCCGGATGATTCGGTACTCGTTCATCACTCGTCGTCCTTCGGTCCAAAGACGTAACGGAACACTGATTCCATCGCAAACACCTGATCGGCTCCCAACCAGACCTGCACGACCGTTTCGCCCCGCTTATCCCTCACGAGCACCATCACTTCGTCGTTCCACTCGGCCACCAACAGCGACCCCTCCGCACCATCCCCTTCTGTATCCAACACTGTGAACCACGCGTTCATCATTTCCTCCTACGGCACCGGCGCGACTACCCGCGCCTGTTCCACTCGAACCTCAATTACGTCCTCCCACCCCTCATCACGAATCCATGACGCCGGGAACGGGATGTACTTCCCATTCGCCTCTCGCCAGTCCGACGACCTTGCTAGCCGCGCCACCGCTCCGATCATTCGCTCCCTAAGCCCGGCATCCGGTCGCAGTTGGTTCCACGCCTTGAATGCCTCCCCCTTCGACTTCTTTTTCGGGTATGCCTCCCAAAACTCCTCGAACTCTGGTGAGTAGCGCATCACGCGTGGCTGCGCAGCCGCTTGCGCACGCACTGACGGTTCATTGACGGTTTTATGACGGTTCAACGTAGTGGGGGTGTCCTGTGGTTCATCCCCTGGGGTGCACTGTGGTTCACCCCTCCCCTGAACTGTGGTTCGGGATGCACTGTGGTTCACCCCTGAACTGTGGTTCACCCCTTTGGCGCACCTTACCCCTGAGCCACAGTTCATCCCTTGCGGGATGTGTATGCGGTAATGATTACTTTTGCCGGGCACTTCGACAATCGTAATGAACCCATCCTTTGCCAGCGTTTTTAGCTCTGCGGAAACGTGCCGTTCGCCAAGATCGGCGTCTTCCGCCAGGCTCTTGATCGAAGGCCAGCACACCCCTTCGCCGTTGGCAAAGTTCGCCAGCGCCATTAGGAGCATCCGGCGTCCCGAAGGCATACCGTGCACGTACCGCAATACATCGCTCATAAGCTGAATGCTCATGCCGACACCGGCGCGATGTGAATTTTCACGTGGGGTATGGGAATGGTAAGATTCATCAGATGCTGAACTCCTATATGTGTCGCCACGTCCGACGTGCCACAACGTGAAACACCGTGGTGTTAGCGACGCCATACTCACGAGCCAGCTTCGGGATTGAAGTCTCGCCAGTTGCGTACTTTTCCCTGATTTCCAGCACCGCCTCAGTAGTCAACTTGCGAGTGCCGATACGCCCCTTACTGATCATGTCCTGCGAGTTCTCCATAGGAGTTCCCGCGAACAGATGCTCCGGTCGCACACATGCTGGGTTGTCACATGAATGACAGATATACATTCCGGGCGGAATGTCGCCATGCGTCAGGATGTACGCCAACCGATGAGCATACATATTGCCCTTGATGAGCCGCACCTGGCCGTAGCCCCAGTCGTGCAAGGAGCCGCGCCATAGCCAGCACTCACCTGACTGGTCGACCATAGACCAGAAGCGTTCAGACGCAATTTTGAAGATGGCGGATTCTGGGGTAGTATTAGGCATTAGCCGACTCCCTGCTAACTCATGGAGGACGGTCAGGGCCGATGTGAGAGCGACGAACTCTCCTTCGGCCCGATCTTTTGTTAGGTCCAAGTATACCACTTCAGCCACCTACAACCACCATTTCCCCGGCGTACATATGAGGGGATTAGCAACGCGCTAATCCCCTCGTGCTATCCCCTAAAAGGGAATGTCGTCGATATCCTCTTGGACCTGTTGCTTGCGCCGTCGGATCGGTGCCCATCCGGTCAGATTGGCAAAGGTTCGCGTGCTTCCATCGTTGCCAATGGTGGTCTTATGCACAACGTTCGCCTTACACCGCATCCCCACGAGATCGTCGGTATCCGGCGGGTTCTCGTAGTCGAGTTGATCCCCTAACATCGCCTTCGCAATGAGGTACGACTTCGATGGTTGCCCCACCGATCCGTCCCACCATGCTATGCGGACAAACACCCGCAACTCCACGCCCTCGAACTCTTCGTCGTCCACGATCTTGAAGTAGAACGACTGCTCCAGCGGGAAATTGCCGTCCTTGTCCGCGAACTTGCTGGGCGTGACTTCGCCCAGATGATCGAGGACAAGGGTGTACTGATCCTCGGCCGGCAACAGGTAATCACGAACCGCTTGCTCTGGTTTCGGTAGTTGTGCCATCGCTACGCTTACCTTTCTGTGTCGCTACATCAACTGCATTTGCGCCATCAGCGCGTTCGCTACGTCGGCTTCCTCAGCCGTTCGGTTGCCCGGGATACGTCCCAGCTCTCCGCGCACAATGTCCACGGTGTCGCTGTCGTAGCCGCCGTTGCACCAGATACTGCGCTCCCGGCGGTACAGGTCGTCACGTTCACTGGCGCTGTCGAACTCCCCCAGGAGCACCATGCCGTCGATGCGGTGCAGCGCGACGACGTGATAGGGCTTGGTGGGGGTCATTCGGGGTCTCCGAAGAACAGATTCGCCGCGAATCGGCGTGCATCGTCCTCGTTGTCCGCTGCGACCTTGACAATCCTGTGATTCACACTGCCCGTCGGATACGGAACGCCGGTATACCCGTGGAAGTGGTCGGAGTTCCTGATTTTCCAGTTACCAGCCAACCACTCCACCTGCCACAGCCGACCCGATGTTGCGCACGCCTTGCAGACCACGGGTATTCGTCTCCACGCCTCCAACTCCAAGCCCAATTCGGCGTGGACTTCCTCAACGGTCTTGGGTTCCCCAGTCGCGTTACGGTTGAATGGGTTCAGCGTTTGCCAGCGCGTCTCTTTCCGCGTCACGACCTTCCCGCAGCCATCACACGGCATTCGCTTCTGGCTTGATCGCTTCACCTGCTCAAACTGCATCCTGCTCATGACACCCGCTCCCATCCATCGCCTAAGCTGGGCCACAGGATGACGAACAGCACCAGCAGGAGCATCAGCAGCGGGGAGCACGAATTCGGTCGAACTTTCCTCGCGCCGTGGTAGTTGCACCATGATGGTTATCGTCCTTTCGTTCGTTCGTACGTCACACCAATCACCGGGATTGCGTGCCCCGGCCCACCTGACCGCTCTCGCCCTCGTCGCTCAGCGTCGCCAAGCAAATCGCTCCACTGCTCGATAAGGGATTTCCGCTCGTCTCGCATCCGCGCCAGATCGTCCTCCAACCGATCCGCACGCGCAATGGCCTGATCGCGCTCCAGTTCACAACGGCCCAGCTCCTGCCATGCCGCCAGCGCCACCGCAAAACAATCCGCGCTCGAACGCGCATCCTGTGACAATCTGACCCACAACGCATCAGCGCTCATCGCTGTCGTCCTTTCCACGGAACGCATCCCGCGTACACCACCAGCCGAGCACCACCGTGCCCACCAACAGCACCACCATCCATGCCGCCGGACTCATCGCAGCCACCCGTTCGCCGCCCCGGTCACGCACAACTGCCGCAGCCACCGGCGATAGCGCCGTCGCTCGACCCGTGCGTGCATCGCTGCCACCGCCCGCCTCGCGTGCTCACGATGCTTCCGCCGCCGCTCCGCGTGCCGGTTCGCCAGCATGAGATCACGTGTCATGACCACACCCGCGACCCCACACTCGCCACGAATGCGTCGAACGTCTCGAACTGCTCAACGTTGTCCAGCCAGTGAAAGACGTTCTCGCGCGGCCCCACGATCACAACGCTGCGACCCCACGCAAGCGCGTACCCCAGCTCGACATGCCGTCCGCCCGACTGATAGCCAGCCGTCGCGGGGTCCTCGGTAAACGCGACAACCAGACCCGCGCGGTCGATGTCCACCAAGTCCTCCCGTGCGAACAGTTCCAGCTCGTCCGGCGTGCAGTCCGCATCCGCGCATTCGTGGCCCGTCAACCACCGGCTGGTGACGCTCCACCCACGTTCAGCCAGTCGCGCCGCGTAGCCCTGGAGTTCCTCCCGCCGGTCGTATCGCCCCGCGAGATACACGCCGGTCATGGCCGGTCCTCCCCAAGGCTGTCCAGTAGCTCGTACTGCCGGTCCAGTTCCGCATTGACCTCGATCCAGGCCAGCTCATCCACCGACCCGTCCTGCGCAAGCACCCACGCATCGTAGGCCCGCACAAAGTCTCCCAATGCCTTGACGACCACTTCCAGCCGTCCTAGGCGATCCTGTTGCGTCTGAGCGTACAAATCGCTCCACTCCACCGCCGTCATTCCGCCGTGCTCCCCACACCGGTGGATGGGAGTTCCACGATTTCCACCGTGGGCACTTTCGCCGGTAACGCCGTCGGCGTCCACCAGACCGGCGTCGGTGGTGTTACCGTGCCCGGCGTGCCAATCGGTTCTTCATCCGTCGCTGGCACCGTAACCGGTGGATCGTTGGCCAATGTCCCGGAGACGATCGCCGCCCCCAGCAACGCGGCAGCGGCAAACGCCGTGCGTCCCTTTGTCCTGTTCATTGCGGTACACTTCCTTCCATGACCTTGTGATGAGGGTCTGTAGGCCGCTGGCAGGTCCGTCCTGTCACGCGGCCTCTCCCGTTCCGGTATTCCACTCCTTTCCCAACATCCCAGCGCACAGACCACACGCCGTCTCGAAGCAGGCAAGCCCAGTCAAAGCTCGGGGACCGTCCCCAGTGCAATCTATAGCGTCCGACCGCAGACGCTCACCTGCTTGGAGACGGCGGCGACAACCCGACGCCGCCGCCGTCCGTTCCACCGAAACTCTCGGAAACCGATCCTTTCCGTGCCACGCAACGACCGCGATGGAGCACATCTCCACCTGTCTGCCCACGCATCCCGCATGAGTAGACAGGTGGAGACCGCCGAAGCAGTCCCCACCCACAACCGAGAGGCTGGCGTCCCACCCCGCGACGCATCGCGGAGCTGGCGGTCGGGTGTCATGTCCCGCCATCTGAGGTAACGCCCCGAACAAGAAAAGAAGTTGTCACGCATGGGAGCGCCCCCGGCCTGTGCGCGTCCAGGCCGGTTCGCGCCAAAAGAGGGAAGGGTGAAGGGAAGGGCTGAGGATATGCGCGTCATGGGGATACCCGCCAATCATTCAAAGGTTAGGCCAGCAACTCCGCTGGCAGGACGTAGTCCCACCGGCTCGGTTCCGGCGGTGCGCAGTCGGGGCACTGGATCACGATCAACGTGCCCCCGGTCCAGTCGCTCGGGTCCATGCCCAGTACGACTTCTTCGGTACCCTGACAGCGGCGGCACACATGCGCCCGGCACACCGGACACGGCTTACCGTCGATCCACTCACGACCGCCACAGGTCGCACACGTCGCGCTCATGCCACCTGCTCCTGTGTCTCCATCACGACTACGACGCGCCGCTCCGGAGCGCCCCTGTCCCACCGGGCAACGATCGGGTCCAGCCCTCTCGCCTTGCGGTGCCGGTTTCGCACGTGGTCCGCCAACACGTCGCCCCAAAACGCCGCCTCTTTCGGCGACCGTCCGGGTTCCAGCGCTTCCAACAGCCGCATCCGCAGTTGCGCCGCGACCTCATCGACCGGAGCTGTGTACCAACCGGTGTCCCGATCCTTGCCCGCCATCGCGCTATTCCTCCTCATCCATCTCAGGCACACGCCCCGCGCCATCGCACGTCAAGCACAGACCCCAGTGACCCGTCGCTTCTCCCCGGTGCCACCCGGTGTCATACCACTCTTCGCCGGTTCCCCGACAGGCCGGACACTGCTTCATGGTTGATCCTCCTGTTCCAATCGACACGACAACCGCCGCATCCACTCCTGTTCCTCCGTGATCACGCTACGCATCTCACGATAGACATCAAGCGCATCCTGGACCAACCGAGACCGATTCCCGTGCCGCTGTCGTATCCGCTCCTCCTCGATCCACTCCCACTGGTCCGGTCGCACGGACGCCGTCACCAACGGGTACACCTGACGCTTTTCGGCCTTCGCCGCACTCGATTGCTTCTTCATATCACCATCATACACCCGGCCACCGGAGATTGCAAGTCCCTTATAACTCCGCAATCAAACGACCCCGTATACTTCCCCCCATCGAGCGGGGACCGGTTGGCAGCCGGGACGATCCGTCTCGTGCCAGCAGGGAGCCTTGCGTCGGACCGACCCTGCGGCCTGCCCCCGCCGTCCCTTCGGTGGCGCGGTCCGATAACCCCCGGCAGCGGGGCGCGGGCTTGCTCAGAGCGGGCCAGCGCCAGCGCACCGGGGGGACCCCTTCTCCTACGGATGGTATGCTGCCCGTATAACGTGAGGAGGCGCGACGTGGTCAATTGGGAAGAACTCATCAATGGGATGGAGCCATTCGGCCTAAGGCAGCTACGCGCTGCGGC